TGCAGAAATATCAAAAGAGGCTACAAAGCATTATCTTGCCAAGAAATTAGAAAATGCTAAGACTCCGGAAGAAAGGAAATATGTTGCTTCTATTGCTCAAAGAATGGGACAAGACCCTACTTTCGGAAAACAAAGACCTATGCGTGAACATTTCTTATCACCAAAACTAATGAAAGAATTAGGATATATTTATGAAAGGAGTGATGATAAATGATTTGTCCTAAATGTTCTAGGGATATTACTAAGTATTATGCTAGAAGGTTTGGTGAATGTAAGGTATGTTTAGAGGGTGAAAACGAATGAAGAAAAAAGCAGTAACGGTAACATTACCTGCACCACACAAAGCACAAATTCAATGTCCTATTTGTAAAGGTAACAAATGTATAGTCTGTAATATGTCCGGTTCAATTAAGATTGATGTTGCTCCCAAGATACCAATACAAAGAGCGCATATTATCAAATATGTTGTAGATAATATTCATGAGGTTGCTAGTGAAATAACTAAGAAATATGGATTAACACCGGAAATACAAACTAGAGAAGTATTAGAAGTAAATGACGGACAGTTTGAGATTGTTCAAGTATCTTCTCTTGGAGGTGCTTGTTGGGTGGTTAATCGTTTAGATAAATTAGATACTCCTAGATACTTTACTTCAAGACAAGAATTAGAGAAATTCAAACAGGGGTGGATGAGTTGAGTGATAGTAAAGGATTAGAGATTGTAGGAAGAATACCTAGAAACGCAATACAAGAAGTTCTAGTTAATGTAGGAACATATAGAATGATTGATGTTGTAGATATTAGATGGTATGCAAACAATAAACCTTCTTACAAAGGAATTAGATTGAATAAAGAAGAAGCAAAGAAACTGCTAGATATACTAAAGAGGGAATTAGATGAGTAGAATTCTAAAGAAACATGCAGAAGCGGCACTAAGACAAGCCGCTATTAAAAATAATAACAAAGGCAGGAGCATGACAGCCGATGCAATTACTAAAACAGCAGAATGTTCTTACAAGATAGTAGAATTATTCTGTCTATTTGTAGAAAAGTCCTATCCAAAAACAGGAAGAGGTAGTAGATTACATGAGCATCATGTTGAAAATACTTTCAATAAGATGTATATTGCCATGAGAGAATTTATAGATATAAATGAAGGAGATGAAGAAGAATGAATAAAATATATTTAACAACAGTAAACAGTAAAAAATTTGAAGAATGGCGTAAAAAATTACAAAAGAAACTAAAAGGTGCGGCTTTAGAACACTTCGTTAGTGGTTATAGTGAAGTAGTGAATGCTAGTTATTTACCAAAAGCGGCTTTTGTTTGTTATTGGGAAATATACGGTAATGGTAGTTTGGCTAAATTAGCCCCTGCTATGACACAAGCATCATTAATTCATATGTTACACCGTTTCATAGAGATGGGAGCAGAAGAAGAAATTGAAGTTGTAAGCATGATGATGCAAAACTTCTTGCGTCTTCTATCTAAACTAGATGGTGGAACAGATGAAGAAGAGTGAGTGGATTTACTTAGCAAATGCTATGTGGACTTATTCGGAAAAACATGAAGGTGAAATATCCCGCCTTCTAAAAGAACTGGTTATTAGTGTAAATAAAAATTTGGTGATAATAGATGACTTGGGAGAAAGCGAGTAGATTACTTGAAGCAACTGAAAACGGAATACCTACTACAATAGTAAAAAGAATAGCAACTGATTTATCGGAGTTCGATGCTCCGTTATTTCTAAAGATACTTTCATTAGATTATGAGTCTAATAATATTGGTTTAGCAAGGGCTAAGAAATGGTTAGCCAATATCTTTGATGTATTCGAAGATGAAATAGAAGGCCAATATATCGCTCATATGAATGATTTAGGTGATGCGATTTATTATCTAGACTATTCTGCTGAAAGTGAAGGAAGATACACTCTCAATAGTATTGTTAAACTACTGGAGTTAGATGCCTCTAGATTGAATTCAAAAGAATTTGAACTGATTAAAACTTCTATTCTTAAAATGTCTTCTTTAGAAAGAAAGTGGTTTATTCGATATTGGCTGAAGACACCTAGACATGGCATTAATGAAGGTTTAGTAAAGAAAGTTATCGCTAAGAATTACAAAAAGAAACTAGCAGAAGTCAAGAAGCATCTTAATTTTAATAGCGTAGAGAATGTAGTTAGATACTACGAAATGAAAGAAGAGCCTCCTTGTAATTTATCACATGGAACTTTTGTAAAACCAATGTTAGCGAAAGAAGTTCCTATGAATAAATGGCCGGAGAATAAGATTGTAGACTACAAGTATGATGGTAATAGATACCAAATACACAAACAAGAAGACAATGTGATTATCTTCAATCGTAAAGGTTCTATTGTTACTCCACAGTTTCAAGATGTTGTTGAAAGAATTAGAAGTTATGGTGTGCAAAATTGTATTCTTGATGGTGAAATATATCCTATTAATGAAGACGGCTCACCTGCTGAACATAAACTAATGGGAACAAGAGTTCACTCTAAAGACCATGCAGAAGCAAGAGAGAAGGTGAAAGTCAAGTGGGTTATATTTGATTGCCTTAAGATAGGAAATAAGACCATTATGGATTTACCTTACCATGAAAGATTGCTTTGTTTTGAAGACCTACCCGACCAAGCACATAGAATGGAAGTTGGTGGAGATGTTCTAGCATTCTATAATAGAGCGATTAATGATGGGTTTGAAGGTATTATAGTAAAAGATGCTTCAATGGCTTACGAAGCAGGTAAAAGAAGTATAGGTTGGGCTAAATACAAACCTCCCCGTATTGAGTTAGATGTAGTTATTACTTCTGCTAGATATGGTGATGGTGCTAAAGCAAATGTATTCGCTTCTTTTGATATTGCTGTATCTAGCCCTAAAGGATTCGTAGGCGTTGGTTCTGTTGGAACAGGATTTAGTGATGCTGATTTAATATTCTTGACTAATACATTAAGAAGAAATGTCGAAACTTATGAAGGAGGTAATTACAATGTATCACCAGTTGTTGTATTAGAAGTATCGGCAGATTTAGTTAGTAGAGATGCTAAAGATAATCTAGGACTTAGATTCCCTAGATGTAAAAGAATTAGAGATGATAAGTTTGTTGCTGATATTAATACATTAGAAGATGTAGAGGCATTAGAATGATTGAACAGGGTGAATTAACAATAATAGGAACTACTACCTATCTTTGTATAAAAATAGAAGATGGTTTTGCTTATCTAAAAAATATTCTTCATGAACAGGGTCGTGCTAAAAAAGTGAAAGTGAACGAATGCCCTTTCATCAAAGATAATCAATTAATTATTCCCGAAAAAGAAGTAATAAAAAAGCCTAGAACTAAAAGTAAAGTAAATCTTACTTCTCTAATAAAAGAGAATACTGATTTACAAATATCTCGTTCAGCAAAGAACTTTTTGATGGAATGGTTAGAGACAGCAGTTGCCAATGTAGTTAGTAATGCGGAGAAAAACGCTATTAGGCTTGGTCATTCTAGAATTACTGCCGCACACATCCATTGGCTTGAAACAAACCAAGTAGTAGAGGGATATTGGAAGGAAAATGAAAGGTATATTCGGGGTGATTAAATGGTAACTGTCTCTAATGACACTATTGTAGAAGATAGTTTAGCGGAGTTCATTAATTCTAACGAAGTCGTCCAAACTTATCGCTTCTTTGTATATGGTTTACCCAATGAAGAAGAAATAAGTTTGTTAGCAAGGGGGCTTTTCTTTCAATTCGAAAATTTACCAGTTAAAGGAGAAGCCATAGTTACGGCTGAAGAAATAGATGAAAATAAAGCAGTTGCTTTTAATCTATTTAGAGGAGCAGTTCTTACATTTGCTTTTGCTACAAAAGAAGATATGGAAGACATGGTGAAAGGGATAATATTAGACGGTTTAGATTATCTACGCTACAAAGTAGATTACTTAGGAGCGAAAGAGGTAGAAAGTAATGTATAATAACGATATACTAAGAGGTATTTTGTTAGGAGTTGCTAGACACAACTTAACCATTTATACTAATGAAAGGGCTAAATTAGGTTATAGTGTTAATTTTTCTTTAAGTATTAGAGGAGATGAATTGTTTTTAATTGCAGTTAAACGCTCATTATTACAATTAGGAGTTATTTCAAAAATGAAATCTGAGGAATCCTCCAGAAGAAAAAGCCCGGTCTTAAAAATTACTGGCATAGTGAACTTAAAGATAATAAGTGACTTATTACCAATTGTTCCTAATTATAGGAATGATTTAAACGAATTCAAACAAATTGTAGATATTATAAATAAAAATAAGCATAAAACTCTAGAGGGGTTAGAGATGCTAATGAAAATTAAAGGTGTATTATAATGGGATTTAAAAATTTAGATATAAAAAGACCGATTTTATTAACAGGAAAAACAGGAACAGGTAAATCAACAAAAGCCAAAACTTTTGTTAATGACCCAGTTATCTTCTATGCAGACGATATAAATTACGATATAGGTTCAATACCCATTGATAATGGTATTATCATAGAAGATATACATATTAAACCCGATAAAGATGCTATTTTAAACATTCTTAGAACATATAAAGGGCAAATTGTTATTACTTCTATTAATGAGAAATCTGTTCCTAAAAACATTAAAGTAATGTGTAAAATTAAAAGAGCAGGTTCTAAGAATTATTTAGAAGAACAAATAAAAGAAATCGCTCCAAGAAGCGAAAAACCTCTTTCACATGAAAGAGACACATACAAATTAGTATACGATTATCTCAAACTAAAGGATAGAGACTTGGTTAGAGAGATTTTACATTTCAACAAGCCATCCGATACACAGATATTAACATGGTTATCAGAAAACATACATCCAAACAGATTATTGTTTATTGATGGTAGAGTTCGTAGAAGATGGAGCCAAGACTACTTTTACGATATGCTCGCATATACACACACAGGTAACTTCTACGGTAGAGTAGAAATGCCTACAAGAGGGCAGTATAGTAGAATACCTTACTTATCTAGAAAGTTAGGAGTTAAAGAACCTAAGATATTAAAGCAACTGCTGAAAGATGAAGCCTTTAGAGAATGGGCTAAAAGTAAACTCAACAATACAGATAGTAGACTCCTAAAATTAGGAGAAAAAAAGAAAAGAAAGAAACTAGAACCAATAAGAGTCGAACAGACTTCATTGTTTCAATTTACAAAGGAGGCTCAATAATGAAAATAAAAAGTAAAAAGGGATATGTAACTTCAATTGAATTTGAAGATAATGCATTTTTAGATGCCGAATGGTTAGAAGTATTACTCAATATAGATAATGATTGGAAATCAATTAGAGAAATACTAAAGTATTCTAAAACTAAATTTGGAATAGATGCTTGTAGAACCTTTTTCAAGCATTTATGTGATGTCGGATTAATAGAGAGAAGAAAAATAAACAACCACAGGATTGCTTATCGCAGGATACATAAATATCCTAAACACCACATAGGGGGTAATTAAATATGTTATGGACAGAAAAATACAGACCACAAAGAATAGGAGACATATACGGACAAGAACAGTTTGTTATGGATGCACAATCATGGAAAGAAGAAAACAATATGCCTAATTTATTATTATACGGTAATCCCGGTAATGGTAAAACAACAGCAGGAATAGTTGTTGCTAAAGAAATATTAGGTGATGGATTCAAAGACAATTTCTTTGAAATCAATGCCAGTGATGATAGAAGATTAGAAACGGTTAGAACTACAATTAAACAAGCCGCTCAAAGTGCTTCTTTAGGAGATGTTCCTTTTAGAATATGTTTACTTGATGAAATGGAAAACATGACTTCCGATGCACAAGGAGCATTGAAAAGAATAATGGAAAGATATTCTTCTAATATTAGATTTATAATTACTTGTAATGAGAAGAACAAGATAATCTTCGCTTTACAAAGTAGATGTGCTAATTATCACTTTAAACCAATATCTAATAATAAAATGTTAGATATGGTAAAAGAGATTTTAAGAAAAGAAAATATCACAAGATTTTCTGACGAGGATTTAGGGGGCTTTTTATACTCCATGAATGGTGATATGCGGAGAGCAATCACGGAATTACAAGCCGCAAAATCTAGCAACAGCACACTCAAAAAACAAGTCGAAGTATCCCTAAGCGAATACAATGAATTACTAATTAAAATCACAAATAAGAATCAAAATTTACTAGGTGAACTACATGACTTACTATTTCAAGGAAGAACCGTCAAAGAAATTTGTAGCGGTCTTCACGATGTCATCGTCAATTCGGAGGGATTGGATACGATGTTGAAATTTAAACTGTTAAGAACAGTAGGAGAGACAGAATGGCGTTCCAATAGCATGACCCCAAGAGTGTTAATATCATGGATGGTGGGGCAACTATTGTAAAAAGAAAAAGAGGTGAAAACAAATGGATGAAAATACGAAAAAAGAAATAGAGAATGGAGCAGAACAACTAGGTATTACCCTAGATGAGGCTATGGCAAAGTTTACAGAACTTTGTGAACAGAACGGAATAGAGATAGACAACCGCTTAGGGTTGGGTCTTTGGAGAAATTATGTGGCTAATGCTAAAAGAAGCCAACAAAATGGAAACCAACAGAATGACTCATACTATAGAGCGGCATTTGGTTTCTTTGTTGCCCTAGAAGCACCTAGAGACATGATGAGTTGGAACAGGGCTAAGGCCAAAGAAGAGTTCCTTAGAGACGCTGACAATGCACTAGAAAAGGGTATTGTTGCTGTAGCAACTGAAAACGCTTTAGGAAAGTATGTCATATCCCGTTATCATAACGGAGAATATAGAGAAGCAACAAAAGATTCTTTGCCCGAAGGCGCTGAAACCCTAGAAGATGGTAGAATCTTTATTCCACTAGATAATACACTTACTTACATGAATGGCGGTAAGAATACTAAATATGGAAACCCACTTCCTAAAGAACAATTTAGAAGGTCGGGAGTATTCTTCGGTTCTATTGGCGGTCAAGACGGTATGAAACCATATTACTTTTCTTACAAGAATCAAGGTGGTATAGATTTCAAACCAAATACCTTCGAATGGGTGCATTTCCTATGTATTGAAGGTTCTAACGGAACTGATATTTATGGAGCAACTGATTTGACAATTAACAGTCTATCATTAAACAGTTCTCTTGACCCGGAAAGTGACATTTATCGTGACATGGGAGACTTTGATTTCCAAAAGTGCCTTCAAGAGCATTTTGATAATCATATCGTTCCTCTTGTTGAACTAGATAAGGCTCATGTTCAAAGAATGGCTTTACCTGCTAAAGAAAGATACATCGTTACTGATGGAACTGTAATTAGTATGAACATGATTCCTACTAAGAACGGTAACAGAATCATTAATATTTCTGATTTAGATTCAACTCTAGATGATGGAAACGATGGTATCTATACTTGCTGGATTCCGGAACATATCGAATTAGATTTCGGTATCGGTTCTAATGTTATCATAGCAGGAAGAACAAGTCAAAGAACAGTAGATGGTGAAATAGAACCTGCAACAATTAATACAACTGGTTTGCTTTGCACTGAAAAACACGGTTCTTCAGTAGAAGTAAATCAACCACAGGAGGATTACACTGACTGGTTTTGATTGATTTCCAAAGGGGGTTTTGCTTGCTTGCTTGTCCCTCTTCATTAATTAGTGTAAGTGTGAACTACAGGAAAAAATTGACACTCGAATAGGTGCGAAGCCTATCCTAACCGAGGAATATATATGAAAATGAAAGAAGAAAGATTTTTAATTAAAAGAGGAGGTTTTGTAATAGATTTCAAAAATGTTGATTTTATTACATATACCCAAAATGAAGATTCTCCCGAAAAATGGTTAATGAAATTCCATATCGGAGATAAAGAAACAAGATATATGTCTAAGTCCACCCAAGATACTCTAGAAGTTCTAGAAAATTGGGCTTCAGTAAGATGCGGTAAAAGTATCTTTTTTGAAGAAACGGATTTAAAATATAGTAACGAGAGGTTTTAAAAATGAGTTTAACAAAAAGTAAAGGAAAGATGAGTGAAGATGCAAATAACAATGCTAGAGTTGTTTTGTTTCAAGAGAAACTAAAGAAACAACTTGAGGAAAGACATGCTAGAAATAGTCGTCTTATTTGTGGTATTTGGGGAGAACCAAAGACCGTAAAAAGTGGACTAGCCCTAGACTTCCCCGATAAACAAATTTATGTTTTAGATTGGGATGATGGCTGTGAACCAACATGGAGACAAAATCATGAAGCATCCGAAAGGATTACTTTGTGGAATCCGGAAGTAAGAAATCAAAATGGCGAATTAGATATACAGAAGTCGGAAGCAAACTCCGAAGATTTTATTCTGCATGTTGAATCTAAGATTAAAGAAGGCGAAGATGTTTTGTTTGTATTTGATGGAGTAGATAAGTGGCTTGATTGTTGCACACTTCATGTTACAGGTAGTTCTAAAATAGGTAAACCACAAAAGATGAAGTTTGAATGGGGTAAAAGAAATGCTCCATTTTATTCTCTACTTATGATGTGTAAGAGCCTAAAGTGTGACCAAGTATACATTACTCATGCTAAAGCAGATTATGGCTCTACTGGTGAAGTAATCGGAACAAAACCTAATTGGCACAATTGGGGAGATTACTTATTCCAAGTCATTAACACACGAAGGACACTTCGTAAGAATGATGTTGTCTATAAGGCTGAATTGCTAAGTAGCAAAACAAATACCAACCTCGTAGGAAAGGTTTGGGAATCGTTAGAAATAAAAAATGGAAATGTAAATTGGAATGGTATTCCTGAACTAAGAGATGGTAAATTATGAAGTTTCAAGTTGATAGTAATGAATTAAAAGAAGCACTAGAAAGCCTACAGGTTAAAGGAAAGCAACTAACAAATACCGGATTTAGTTCCGGTAGTTTTGGTTCAATCTTTACTGCTAACTTAGTTGATAACCAACTACTTTTAGCAAACGGTGATTCTACCTTTATGCTGAAAATAGCCTTAGAGGTTGTTACAGAAGGTCATGAATCCGGAACCTGTAACGCTGATGCTTCACTTATTCTACCGTATCTAAAATCGTTCGATGGTAATGTAACTATTACTGTTGGTGATTACATACTTATTTCTAATGGTAGAAAGAATGCGAATATTCCTAAATTAGTGAATCATCCTCATGAAGAAGCCTTGTCTAGGTTAATAGAAATGACCAACCACATAAGATATGAACCTCAACCAAATACTCTTTTTACATTTAGTAATCTAAACTTTGAAGGTAGTTTTTCTTTGAATCAAAAAGACTTTCAAAATTGTTTGCGTAATTGTGAATTAGTTGGTGAAGGGATATATAATTTAAATTATCATCAAGGCGAAGTAACAATATCTTCTTCGGCTAACGCCACAAATGCATATAGTGAAACACTTGTCCCTGTTTTTGTTAATGGCGAATCAGCAACATTAGATTTCAGTTCTCCGTTGTATTCTTTCTTCAAGAAAGACCAACTATTGAATTTTTATGTTAGAGATGAATTCCCCATGATGGTGGTAGCAAACGATAGAATGTTGATGAAAGCACCTCATGTTGGTGGTAATTGATGATAATTAGTAGATGTAATGATGGTAAAAGTGTTTATGTTTCTTGGAGAGAAGGTAAAGAAAAGAAACACTCTATTGTTGAACATAGACCTTATTTCTATGTTTTAGATAAAGCAAAAGAGATTTCTTCATATAAACCCTCTAAGTATATAGAAAGAAATTTTGAATATGAAAAGGGCGATTTTTTAAATCTAGATAAAAAGCCATTAAAGCGAGTTTATGTAGAAAATTCGTTTGATATTAGAAGTGCTAAAAATTGTTTTAAGAGAACTTACGAAGCAGATGTTCCATTTCATTTTAGATATGCAGTTGATTGTATTGATGAAATGCCCGAATATGATTTAAGAAAATGGTATTGGGATATGGAATGGCAACAAGGTGGAGAATATCACGATTGTATTACTACTATTGTAGCGTATGATAATTACGATAAGCAATACTATCAATGGGCATGGTTTCCTGATTATCAATGGTCTTTAGAAGGAGGCATAAGAGATTTTGATAAGTTTGTTTTTGATAATGAAAAAGATATGATTGAATCTTTTATGACAACTATGGTTGTAAAAGACCCCGATATGTTGATTGCTTGGTTCGGACAACGGTTTGATTTACCCCATTTGATTAAAAGAGCATGTGCATTAGGATTAGACCCACAGATAATGTCTCCTATCGCTACTGTAAAGGGAGTTAAGAAGGCTAAAGATGGTTTTTCTTTTGCTTATGCTGAAAAAGGATTTACTCCTATAGAACAACCAATAGGAGGTCGCATAACTCTTTCTCTTGATTTAGCATTTGAAAGACAATGGAATGATTCACAAAGAGGAACTTTGCCTTCTTTGTCTCTAGAATATGTATCTCAATTATTATTTGATGAAGGTAAAGTAAAGGAAAGCAAATTTAAGGATAAAAACGAGTTCTTTCGTAGAGCATGGTTAGAAGATACTGAAGTGTATCTTGAATATGCTTTGGTTGATGTAGATTTAATTCGTAGAATTGATGAAACAAACTATTGTAGCGAAGCAATTATCTCTCTTCAAAGATTACTAAAAGCGCCTTTTGATGCATGTTTTTATGCTTCTCATATGGGAAGTATTTACTTCATGAGAAACGCTTGGTGGAAAGCCCCCACTGGAGATAAAAATGTGGATAGAAAAGATTATGACGGAGCCATGATTTATGACCCATTAAGTGAGCAAACACAAGGACTACATCATAATGTAGCGGCATTTGATTATGCACAACTATATCCTAGTATGATGATGGCTAGAAATATATCTTGGGAAACTAAGTCAAAAGAGCCTACAGAATTCGCTGTTAATATTCTAACGCCTAGAGATTTTAGTATAAATGAACGCAAGCAGATGTTATACTACAAAACGGATGAATTAGGATTATTACCTAAAGCGGTTATGGAACTAAGAGATTTGAGAAATGACTACAAGAAAAGAATGAAGAGTGCAAACAACAAAGAAGAATATCAAAAGTGGTATAATAATCAAATGGCTGTTAAGCGCCTAATGAGTTCTTTCTACGGTATTGTTGCATTTCAAGGATTTGGTTGGGCTGATGTAGATTTAGCGGCCAGTATTACTGCTAGTGCTAGAGAAGCAATTAGATTAGCGGCTTTTAAGGCTAAGGAGATGGAAGTATGAAATGTATAGTATGCAATAAAAACGAATCCGAGTTATGTTATGTTGGTCGCCCTTTGTGTTGGGAATGCTATGGAAAAGGCAGATATGGGTCATTGAAATTAAAACGAAAAAGAATGGCTAAGGGGTTGTAAATATGAATGAAATATTTAGAAGGTGGATAAAAGAAGTAGTTGAAACCATGAATGGGGAATTTACTTCCAGTCAAATACTTGATAAGATTATTTACAAAAAGGGAAACACCGCTAGTATTGGAACTGCATCAGCAATAGGGTGGCTATTGAATAGACTACCTAATGTAGAGAAGGTCAAGAATGGAGTATATCGGAGGAAACAAGAATGAAAACCAAATATGTGACAGTTAAAGTGTCTTATGATACAGAAGAAACATGGGATATTACTCTACAAGAAGTAGAAGAGATATTTCAAATGATGAATAATTTGAAGCGTAACGCTTCGATTATCAATATAGAACAGGGTGTTAATCAAGATTCGAGTAAATTAAGCCTATCATTTCTTAATTCAGATTATTCAGAAACAGATATGGAAGAGGATTATTATGATGATGGACAGGACTAACGAATTATTGGAAGAATTGCTCGCTATGATAGCAAGAAGTAACAAGATATTGATGATGGTAAATGTCGTAAACATAGCAACCATTATAACTATAGTAACGGTGATAATATGAATAAGAAAGAAAAAGAAATAAAGGAATTGAAGTATCAAATAGAAGTATTAGAGCAAAGAATTGAAGGCTTGGAAAAAGACTTAGATATGTTATTTGAGATAGATAATGCTAAGTTAGCAAGAGCAGTGTGTGAGATACAAGAGTATCTTAGAGATAACGGTGACTTTTATGCTATTAATAAGATATACGCACCAACTAGGGTGGGAATGTCATGAATAAAAAAACTCAACAAGAACTTATTGGTTGGGCTAAAAGATATGTAGATGATGTCACTACTATCATGATTCATAATGATGTAGTCTCATTATATGTCAATGGCAAAAGAATTGGAATTATTACACATCAAAGGATTGGTTAAAATGGAAGTAGTTTACGGACATACAGATTCAATCTATGTAAAAATAGATTCTGTTGAAAAAGCACAAAAAGCAATTAAAGAAATCGAATCTAGTGTAAGAGAGCATTTTCCTAATGTTATGGGATTAAAACAGCATCCGGTTGTATTAGAGTTTGAAAAATACTATTCTTCTTTAGGTGTTGGAACAACTAAAAACAGAAACGCAGGGATGATTATATGGAAAGACGGTGAATGGTTAGATGAGCCGGAATTTACAATGACTGGCTTTACTGCCAAAAGAGTTAGTGCTACGCAATTAGAAAAAGATGTTCAAACAACTGCGCTTAAGATGTGGACTACACAAAACACTAGAAAGGAAATCAATAATTATCTTAGCGATATTTACAAGTCTATCATGAAAGGTGAAATAGATAACTCTCTTCTCATAAAAAGAAGTAGGCTAAAAGAATCTAGATTCATGGTTCAATGTCAAGACTGTAAAAGAAAGTATCATCTTAAAGACTTAACCAAAATAGAATTTTGTGGAGAAAATGAGGGTAGAGCAGGAACTCATAAGTGCGGAACTCCCGTAAGTTCCTTTTTAACAATTGAAAAGAAAAAACCTTCAATAGGTTCGGGAATAGCGGGGGTTCTATATTCTTGGCAAAAGGGAGAGAATAAGTTTGATGATTCTTATTTGTTTATGAAAGTCAAGCCACTAAACGAAACCTATATTCACCCTTTAACAAAAGAAAGAAGAACAGTAGAATTTCTAGCAGGAAATATTAATAGTGATTTTGATAAGTGTATTCCTGCATATGAGCATTATGCAGAACAGATTATCAAAAAAGCAAAGCCGATTTATGAGGCTATGGATTGGGACATTTCAAGTATTAGAACAGGTAAGATTCAAACAACATTGGAGGAGTGGTTTTAAATGAATACAGATGAACAATATGATGCAAGAATAAAAACTATGAAAGACTATACATATCAATGGCAACCGGAAAACTACGATGACCCGTCTAAACCAATACTGAAAATAACTAAGTCTTCTTTAGGCTCTTTTAATTGGTGTAGTCTAAAATACAAATACAACTACATTGATAGATTACCACAAGACCAAACAGAAGCCATGAGAAAGGGAACAATTCTACACAACCATAGAGAAAATTTCTTTAACGAATTCGATATACAAAAAGCAACCTCTATGAATAATTCAGAAATTATAGAATATGCTACTAGTCTTATGCCCGTTGATGAGTATTTTGATGTTTCATTGACGGTAGCGGCCTTTGAAGCACAGCGTTTTATTGAAGCAAAGTCGGAAGAAAAAACGAATGAATTTTTACCGATAAATAACGAAGGAAAGTTTGATGCCGAAATAACAATTCGTGCAGATACAAATAAAAAGTTCCCTCTATCTAGAGATTATGTTATTCATATTCAAGGTATCATTGATAGAATATTCATGGAAGACGGTAAACTTATTCCTTTTGAATACAAAACAGGTGCTTGGAAAGACTACAAAACAACTACTATGCGTCAAGAAATGGCTTTCTATCAACTACTTATTGAGAATGCTCCGGATGAAGTTCTAGCCAAGAATGGTTTAACCAAAGAAATGGAAATAAGTCATTGGGGTTGGTATTACCCAGTCTCTAATTATGTGTATGCTGAACCTATCAAAAAGGCTTCAATGACATCAGTAATGAACAATATTGCTAAACTAATACACGCTTATGAGAACAATCAATTTCCTCACAAGTTCTTTTATAAAAACTGCCAACATTGTAGTTACTTTGGAATTTGCGAAGGAGCGCAAGAGGATACATGGTTGTGATTAAATGAAAGATATAATTAAACAAAAAGTATTATCTAAAAATTGGTCTTTCTTAGAAGTAAGTGATTTAGCGAACTCTATTGGTATTTTGGCTAAAGAGATATATATTGAACTCTCATTAAAAGAAAGATTTGACCTAGTAAGGGAAATTAGAATAAATGATAATATGTTAGGAAAGACTTTTGAAGATATGTTTAGAGATGTTGGACTAATACAAATACAGGCTGATGTGGCAGAAGTAATCAAACAAATGTTAAGCACAGCAACAGTAAGTTTTGGAGGTAATAAAAATGAAGTTTCCGAGGGAAGTATGGGCGGGGAGTCACATAAAGAACGCACCGCAGATGAGAAGAAAGATAGTATTCAGCAGGAATGAATATATTGATTTCATCAATGCTCACAATAACAGAATGAATGTGTATACTACAGTATATGACTTCAAACAGTTTAGTGAAAAGGCAAAAATGGATTCAACAGTAATCTTGGATAGAGTCTTTTTAGATTTTGATGCTCATGATGATAATTTAGAAAAAGTATATAACGATTTAAAAATTGTTATGGAATTGGTTTATTCTAGAGATTATGAACATACTCTTTTCTTTTCTGGTAGGGGTTTTCATTTATTTATATTCGGTGAAGAAACTAATAATATGAGAAACATACAAGTTCTTTTTAGAGAAATAAAAGAGTATTTAGTTTCTAAAGTTGGTAAGAATAATTCATTAGATGATAGAGTAGGACAAACAACTAGATTGAGAAGAATACCAAACACAGTTAATATGTCGTCGTTAGACGAAAACAAAGAACCATATTACTGTATTCCACTATTAAAAAAAGACCTCAAATTACCTTTGAATCATTTACTTTTTTTAGCAAAGATGCCACGCCATATACCGTTCAAAAAACAGGGAGAAAAAAGAGTCATCTTCCCCGAAGCACCCCCCATTCAAGCGATTCAAGGCGAGGTTTCTGTTCCCGATACTGTAGGAAACTTGCCTATGTTGCCTTGTTTACACAATGCTATCATGACGGAGAATCCTTCCCACATAGCAAGAGCATATCTAGTATCTTGGTATAGGGATTTGATTTCAGGCTATCAAGATTTGACTAACCATGAGGAAAAAGAAAAAACACTAGATTTGGTAGTAGATGAATTAGAGAGGGTATTTGCTGATTCAGATTCAGTTTGGTTAGATTGGGATAAGAGAACCACTAGGAAACATGCGAAGTTTACTGTTTTTAATAATTATAATACACCTCATTGTGATAAACTAATTAGCGAAGATTTCTGTGTAGGTAAGTGTTGGAGGTATCCCGATGTTAGTGATTGATTCAAGAGAAAACTCTAGACTTACAGATTTAGTGATTGATAAGGCTAGGGGTCTTAATATACCCCATGAAAAGAAATGGATTGAGATAGGCGATTATGTTTACGACGATGTTTGTTTTGAAGCAAAATCTACCATAGATTTTCTAGGTTCTGTCTTATCAAAAAGACTTTGGACGCAACTAGATAATATGGATAGACACTATCAAACTAACATTGTAATCATATATGGCTCTCTTGAAGAAGCAATTTTAAATATCTTAGCAAATTCGAGAACAAAAATGCCTAATGCATCTAGAAGAATAATGTTGAATAATAAGTTTCTTGGGGCATTAGGAAGAATAATATTAGATACAGATATAAAACCAGTATGGGTAAATAGTGAAGAAGAAGCGGCATTAATAATAACAGCAGTAAGTAAAATGAAACCAATAACAAGAGATACAATAGCACCACAAGTATTCAAAAGAATAACAACTGATGATTTAAGATTAGATATATTAACCAGTATTAAAGGCGTATCAATTAAAAAGGCAAAAGAACTAATAAAAGAATTTGGTTCTATTATGGAAATAGGAGAATGCTCGGAGTATCAACTCCAAGTAATTGACGGGATTGGAGAAACCCTAGCCAAAAGAATTTTCTCTACATTAAACTCGGAAGAGAAGGTGAAAATATGAATGAAGATTATGAACAAGAGGATTACGATTCCTTTGAAGAAGATGCAAGAATTATGAACATAGCCTTACCTGCGGTGGTTAGGGAGTTTGAGAAATCAGCGTTAGAGGTTTCTCATGGAAACGGCATACCTGCAAGTATTTCCTATTTTGTAATATTAGGACAACTATGCAAGGATTTTATTCGCATACCAAATGGTAGAAACATAGAAGATAGTAGAATACACTTTTGTTGGGTTCAAACTTCGGGAACAGGAAAGTCTACTCTTTGGAACTTCGTAGGTAATGTGGCAAATAAAGCATTCAAAAGAGTAAATGCTATCAATGGTCATCCTTCCTTGCGAAAGGATAACATAGTAATTCCAAGAAACTTTGATACCTTTTCTGTAACCGATTATACTGATTCGGTTTTGATTGGTAAATATGTTAAGGATGAAGATGATGACGATGAATGGCGTAGAAGACCCGGTATTCTTGAAGGAAGTGGTTTAGCCCACTGGGACGAATTTGAGTATTCCGGAGTATTCAAGCAATCTCAACACAAAGAACAATGTATTGTTTATCTAAATACTTTGATGAACTCTTTGGCAGGGGAAGCATGGGTCATAACAAAAGCATTAGATTCTATGGATGGTAGAACTATGTCTTGTTATTCCGAGCGTTCAGTTTTGGCTATGACTTATCCCCCTAACAATCTTAATACTGTTATGGCAGAAAAAGGCGTTCTACAAAGAATGCTTCTTTATGTTCGAGAAGTTCCTCAATATGAACAAGACAAGATGAGATTAGAACAATTAGACTTAGCAGGTAAGATAGCAGATGTGAAATCACCCATTGACCAGTTCGCTAATTCTTTAGTATCTATTTACAAAGTAGTTAAAGAAAGATATGAGGAAGTAGGTAAAGACCCGCTTAAAACAATGACATATAGCGAAGATTTTACACAAGCAATTAAATTGGAGTATCATAGAATGAACATAGAACTCCAAAATACTAGACCCGATGTGGCTAAGATTTGTTCTAACTTTACAACTAGGTTGATGAAGATTGCCATTAAGTTGTCAGTGCTTTGTTCTGTGGCTTCTGCTCCATCAATTTCAAACAAGGAAGATAGGTTCATAGTAACTAGTTCTAATGTAATGCAAGCATCGGCTATCGTGCAACAATGTTATAAGACATTGGTTATGTGGTTAGAGCAAAGCCTAAAGGTCAAGAGGCAAAGCATAGCGGAAAATAATTTAGAACCATTATTTATATCAACATACGATAAGATAAAGAAAGATGAAAATGGATTTGTCAATAAGAGCCTATTTTTAACAGAAGTCAGAAAAAGAGCCAAGAAATCAAGGTCACAAATATACAGATATTATGATATTATTAGACATAAGTTTGAAGAGTTGAGAGAAGGAAGAAGCACTTATATTAAGTTAATAATGAGAGGTGAAGACGAATGAAGTGGGAAAATACATACCTAGTTTTTGAAGTAGCAAAGGGGCCAAAAGTAATAATTGACACATTGAATACCTATGGAGACGAAGGATGGGAATGTTGTTCTCAATTGATTGTAGCGGGTTCTCAAATAGTTTGTTTCTTAAAAAGAAGAACAGACTTAGACGAAGAACCTACAATCAATAAAGAAGAACAAAAGGTTGCTAAACTTTGGTCAAGTCCATCTAAGGAATGATGCATATGTCAGTTTTGGCTCTCGATATAGAGACAAAAAATATGTCTTATGAAATAGGTGGCTTTTCTAATACACATATGTTTCAAGTATCCACTGTCGCAACATGGGATGGTAATAATGGAACTATCTATTTAGATGAAGGATTAGATAGTATAAATAAATCGGACTTCGTAATAAAACCATTAAAGGATTTAAAGTATGATTTAGATGAACATTTCCAAAAAGGCGGTGTTCTTCTAGGACACAATATAGCGGCTTTTGATTTACCAATCCTTAGAGATTCATTAGATATTTATTGTATTAAAAAATATTTAGATGAAAAGCAGTATATTGACACATCTAAAATACTTCTAAAACAACACGGTGAAAGATTCCAATTGAAGAATTTAGTAAAATGCACAATGCAAGATTCAAAACTAATGGATAGTGCCGACGCTCCTAAGTTGTGGAAGATGGGAAAATACAATGAAGTGGTAGATTACTGCATGAAAGACACTCAATTAGTCTATGATTTATGGGACTATGGAAGAGAAAATGGAATTGTTAAAGCGTTCTCTATTGAGAACGAAACACAGAAAGATTTGGAGGTGAGTTGGTAATGACAGGTTGGGAGTGGTTTGGTCTAATCGTCTTTATTATAATTCTAATGCTTCTTTTCTTTGCCGCTTTTGGAGGAACAAGTGTTACTGACGAAAATGTTGAAGATTATATGAAGCGTTTAATGAATACTGGCGATAAAGATGGTTCTTAAACAAATTTGTCCGTATTGTAAAGAAGCGACATTGGCTAAGAGAATACTTGGCTTTTATGTTGGTTCTGACGAACAAATTAAATTGTGGGAATGTAGACATTGTTTTGCTATTTGGTCAAAGAAGGGAGAAGGGGCGTAAGCCCTTTCTTCCGATTTTTTTTTGGTTTTTTAAAAAAACGCACAAAATCTAATTTTGTTGGGCTAATTCAGGGCTTTTCATCTTCTATTAGTATAATTCCTATTGCTTGATTATCACGCAATCCTAACGCTATAGCCAAATATCCAAAAATAAAACTAATAATAAATGCTAATATTAAGTAAACCATGTTATTCAACTAAATACACACTTTAGATAGTAAGCGTCCGATATTTGAGCAGTTCCCGCTATAACATTAGAATCAGTATCGGTTCCTCCTCCTCTTACATTTGCTTTTAGTATTATATCTCCTGCTCCACAATTTGTTCCAAATTCAACAACAACAGTAGCCTGTCTATGTCTACCACCACTTGGCCCAGTAATATATGCAATAGTGTCTGATGTTTGATGTAAAGTAATAGTTCCTCCTGTAGTATTTTGAACAACACTCAAATCTAATATTTCGTTAGATGTTGAACCCATGCCTACATGAATTAAAGCATCTATTCCTACAATATATCCATTAGAACTATTAGCGACAAGTTGAGCAGTTCCATTTGTTAAAGTATTAAAATGGGAAGTTCCTTGATTGATTGCTACAAAATCATCAACAGGTCTATTTCTCATTAAGGCTCCTGAAATGGGGTCAGTATAGTTATTACCTGTTACAGCATCTTCTATTGTTAAATCAACAGTTGCTAAATTAATAGGAACAGCAGGTGCGGCTTTTGCTCTACAGGCAGTAAGTTTAGTTCCAATTAAACTACCTCCACCACCACCGCCACCGCCACCGCCACCGCCACCTGCCAATCTTTTCTTTTTGGCTTTAATGCCTTTAGTTATTAGAAATAGAGGATTCATATTATCAACCTATTACTTGGTATCCTTTTGTTTGCGGTGAAACAATATAAACAAAAGTCTTGGTATCTCCTGCTGATAATGTAACAGATGTAGAACCACTAGTTCCTACAGTATAAAATTGGTCTACAATACTTAATTGCCCTATTTGAGTAATACTACTTCCTACGGTTGGAAGTGTAATAGTTATTCCCCCTGTTAAACAAAGAAAAGCGAATTGTGTTCCCGGATGAGGACTATCCGGTAAAACTACTTCACTTGTTCCTTCATTTATAAAAGTGGTTCCGGTATAGTAAGTAGGAACATGGAAAAAAGCATCTCTTAGTATAGCAACAGGCGCTCTCCCTATAGGACTACTAGCAGAAGTAATCATCCATTGAGAGGCATCCGGTGATGTTGCTGTCGGGTCAGCAAATAGTCCCTGTTGTAAAGCGACATCATGAGGGTGATTAGTTCCTCCTTCTCCCGCTACAATATCAATTGCTCTTAATCTTACACTTTCTCTTGGTTTTAGAATTATAGCATCTCTACCAATTTCACTCGCATGTTGGGTTCCAAAACCACCTACAAAATTAAACTGGTCATTCGAAGGTTCTCCTAATAGTGTGCGTTTTAATTCAACTAATCTGTCATTACCATCAAAAAAAGATAGGTTATGATGATGATGCCAACCGCCATTAACTCTATCTTGCATTATATATCCCGGTTGGGATGGGTCTACTTCAGGGTCTACGACACAAATATACAATCCAAACCCCGTAAGATTGTGAATAACAACTTCTTTTCCATTATTTAATCTAGGCGCTTGTATTCCTATAAATAGTGATAATCCCCCAAATACTTCTTCAGCGCCATAATTAAAAGTGGTTACATCCCCATTAGTAGCATTACTAGCATTTGGTTTTACTAAAGTTTCAAATTCACTACCCGGAGTAAGACTAAAAAGAAAAGGAAAGTTTGGCCCCATAGGGCCATTATGTGAAGGGTCTACTTGAGAATCAAAACCAACATAATATTCTTCTTTTGAACAATCTATTGGAGGATTGCTATAAAGAGCATTAAAACTAGCGTGAGCATGTATAGTAACCCCATAACCACTACCTGCATCAGCCGCTAATTCCATACTTCTACTTCTTGCTCCAGTATTAGAAAGACCACCAGTTCCAGCACCAATTGAAACCCCTGTAACAGAACCCGTAGTTGATTGAATATTATTTCCAGTAGTTTGAATCAATCCCGTCGTAGTAAGGGTTGTTCCAGTAATTCCTCCCGTAACAGCCAAAGTAGAACCATCAAAAGTTAAGTTGGCTTCTGCATTTAGATTATTATTACTACCAGTAGAAGTAGTAATTCTATTATTAGCCTCATTAGCAACAGTTCCTCCTGTTAATGTAGTTCCTCCCGAAACAACATCTCCGCTAAAAGTAGCCCTACCATTAAGACTCATATCAAGAGTTAATGCTGTTAAATCACTAGTTCCATCCGCATCGTTTCCTTTGAAGATAATATCGCCATCAGCCGCATCATTTTCAATTGTTAAGTCACCTGCCGTTACTTTGAAATTGACTCCACCCGTTGCTGAATCGTGTGCTATTTCACCAACTTCTGTATAAACCGTTGAAGTCTGTGTTCCTCCACCATCATGAGCAATACTCAAAGAATTGGCAGATTTATCATTTGTTAAGTATTGAACATTCATAGCACTAGAAGCACCAGTATAAGTTAATACCGCAACAATGACATCATTAAGAAAAGTATCCGCTACTTGATTTGAGGCAGTTGGACTTCTTATTGCGAATTGTCCTGCTTCATTTATTACTAGTAAATGATAAGCATTAGCCGTTGTAAATCCTAAAGTAAGAGTAACAGTAGGTGAAACATCAGAATCCGTAATAGTATGTAATTTATTATTTCTATAATAAGAACCACCTTTTACAGTTAATGTTGTAGAATTAACTTTAGTTATAGCGAAATCATCATTTGTATTTCCATTTCCTGTTTTTACCACATGATTACCTTTAGCAGTTTGAAGTAATGCTTTCAATAACCCAGTATGGGGAAAATCAACACCATCTTTTATTTCGGATAAACTTAATCCAGTTGAACTTTCTGTAAACTTATGCTTATTGTTTTCTGTTTGGGTCATATCACTCCACCTCTATCGTCAAAAAGAATTCAATTGTTTCTCCTGCTGAAAACGGCCCAATACCGTCAAAATTAACTCTAGCGAGCATAGCGCCACCTGCATTTGGATGCTCAAAAAAACCTAATTCTCTTAGAACCCTACCAGTAACATTTGCTCCATCTACACTCGCTTTTATTTCTATTACATTTTCATCTGCATTTGCTGTTTGTATTGTCACCGGAACCCCACTACCCGCAGGAACATCAAGTGTGCTAGAGAAAGGATTAGTAGAATTACCTCCATAACCAACTTCGCTAAATCCGGAATCTATATTGACTTTCAAACTAGAAGCCAAAAATTGTCTACATCTGTTTGTTATCATGCTAAATCCTCATCAATTAAAGTGGTAAGTGAAATTCCGCTACCACCTTCAAACCCTAGTTCTACACTACTTGTATTTAGGGTTGTTCCAAAACCTAATGTTAGGGGCGTTCCGGTAGTGGTTCTCTTTCTAATGAATAGTCTCAACTCTTTGATATTGACACTCTCTAAAAAGTCAAAACTAGTGGTTGGTTCACTGAATTTTTGGTTACGAATGGCTGAATTAGTTTTCTTATTAGCAATTAGTAGTTCTGCAAATCTATCTTCTAATTGTTTTGAATACCGTCCTAATTCTAGTTTTAGTAGGCCAGTCATTTTATGCTCTATCTGTAGAACTAAAAATTGTCCTCGCTCTATGTTTTCTCTTTCTATTTGAACTTGAACAATATCTCCCGCTCTTAATTGTCCTAATCCTTTAGAACTAATAGTAAGGATAAGTTTTGTATTGAGAGTAGAATGTATTTTTAATAATTCTTGCGCTCTTTTATCTACTTCGTCTTGTGTAATAAGTTCTCTTTCAAATACTTCTAGAGTTTTTCTTCCTCTTTTCTGTATACTTCTCAAATCTTTTTTAGTTGCTTTATGGCTATTTCCGTAGACTATAATTTCATTATGTAAATCAAAAGTCGTTCTAACCTTTTCATATTCTAATATTTGATATTCTCCTGTATCATTAATCAAAATATTAGAAAAGAAATCATTAGATTCTTTGTCTTTTATAGAAAACGATTCGTTTTCATAAATAATAGTCTTATCCTTTTTCTCCGTTAAGAATTGTAATGCATCCAAAAGAGACGAGCCTTGAAAGTTTGGAGCAATAAACAATGGATAATCTACTGTATCTAAAGTGAACTGTAGTCCTTCATCTTCCATTAAGTCGTTAATCAAATCTTCTGCTTCATTACATACCTTTACTCCACTTCCAATTAAACATCTCTTTGATTCGTTATCGAATTCTTTTCCTACTGTTAGTGTAATAGGTTCAGTAAAACTTACTATTCCTTTTAGATTATGCATATCCGAAAAAGAAAGATAATATCCAATACCATCCCCTAAGTTTTCCATCTCCACCGATATTTTGTGTGAGTTTTCTCCGTCACTAATTACCATAGCGGGAGGTAAATCAATAATACTTCCATTATTATCCGAAAGGGTATCTGGGTTGCGTATTACTATTTCATTACTACTAGTTTGCCCGTCTATATCAACAACAACATACATTGACATTACGCCTTCTCTTTCTCCGAACTCTTCATAGGCATTAGATATGGACGAGTAATTTCCAATGTCTTTATATATAGAATCTTGATTAGCCATTTTTGTATATTTACTTGACAATTCATTTAATCTTATTGTATTAGGACTAAAACTGTGAGAAAAAGTATGGTTTGGTTGTAATATTGAGTAAAGTTCATCAGCCTTTAATTGTTTATCTACAATAATAATATGTTTATTTTCTAAGTCGGTAGTATCTAATTCATGCGATAAAACATAGGCTAATGTTTCGGGTGTATATTCAGTTGTTCTAAAAGATGGAACGGTAAATCCGGTTGTGTCTGTAATATTAGAGGAACCATCTGTTCTGTATTTCTTTCCTCGACTAGAGGCCAAATAACAACCAGTTAAATCTACAAAATTCAACCAAGTATATTCCGAAACATTAGTAGTTGAACCACGATATTTTCCGCTAGTAAAAGTATATTTAAATTGATTATTATTTCCTATACCTACTTGTGATGATTGTGTTCCTATGACATCAACACTAACAAATAGTTTTGGCTTAAAAACGGTTAAAGCACCATCAGCCTCTCTTAGTTCTTGATTATATCCAGTCGTTTCCGGATTCCCGTCAAATTGTTTTAGTGCAAACTCTTGATTATCACTATTCAAAAAGAATGGTCTAGGGGTTTGTTCTGTTACAGAAGTCTTATCTACAGTATCGGCTTCAGTTACTAATAAATTACCAAAATTACCTCCGATGTGATTTATTCCATACAGGGCTTTATTCAAATTAGGAATCACTGGTGTTTCGTTAGAATCAGTATATTCCTTTCTAAAAATTCCTCTAATGTAGGGTGTAGACATTCCTGCTATGGCTTTAGCACCAACATTATCTTCAATATCATATCTTTCTAAACATACCGCATTGAAGAATTTATAGAGAAATTCCCAATAACCATTAGTTGAAGTCCTTAGACCAAGACCCTTACTATCTATTGTAGTGTCGTTTCTAGGAAGATTAGCCAACCATCTAAAAATACTAAATGGATAAAACAGTCGTGCTTCATTTAAGTTAGTAGTAATTGGTAGAACAGAATGCATAATATAAGATTCATCTGTTATTTGACCGCCTAATGTTTGGCCTGATTTTTGTCGCCAAGAACTATCCTTACTTCCCCCATAGCCTTCTCCCGCACTAAAGGTATGTGAACCAGTTATGCTTATTGCTGTATTTACCAATTCGGCATCGGTGAAACTAGCATTTCCATTTTGACCATATCCCATTTTATGAAGTCCTCCCATTGCAGAATTGTAAGTATACTCTTGAACAAGACCACCAGTGAATATGTCAAAGATTGTAGGATTATTGAAAGCCTCAACAGTTACTAAAGGAATTAAGCGTATTGTATTATTTACATGACTAATACTGTGTATGTGAGATATAAAAGTTGAATTACCTATTAGAGCATTGTATAATGCTAATAGCCTTGCTTGTTTATCTAAAACAGCAGTGCTAGTTATTCCATCAATAGGAACTTCAATGAGAGTATAGGTGCTATATGAAGATGAATATGAAGAAGGCGCACTACTTCCACTAATACTATAATAGATGTAAAAATTAGCAGTAGTTCCATCTTCTTTTGGTAGTTCCACTAATAGAAAATTAGCAGTATTATTTATTTGATGTGAAGTTCCATTGGCAATTAAAGTAACTCTTTGTTTCATAAATTCAAACTTTCCACGACTCATAAAAGCCGATTTAAACATATGAATATCCTCTTCTACCGAGGTAAATGTATCTATATTTCCTTTACCATTGATTTGTAAATCTGTAAGAACTTCACTTCTTCTTATTTTAAATAGTTGTCCGGTATAGTAATTGTCACCGTCTGTTCTGTATGGTATTCTATCTAACATACAAACTGAATTAGTTGTTGCTCCCGGTGATGCAAAACTCGCTACGGTTCCTATGTATCTTCCATTACCGTCTGTAATTATATCTCCTACATCTAGAGAATTACCGTTAGCATCAGCAACAGTCCAATCTTCTGCTCCATCAGACAATATTCCAAATGAATTTGCTGAAAAATTACCCGATGCATCTACTTCATAATTACTAGCAGTAACATTTATTGGTGGAAATGCTATTGGGGAAAGATTATATCCTGCGGTATCTAATTGTGGTATTGTTGCTTTTTTATCTATTGGTGATTCGGGATTTACTTGATTAAACGCCCAATCTAAACATACTTCAGTAAGTCTCATCATAGAAAAGCCCTTTAGATTAGTTATAGTTTTATTTGCTTCAACAATATTACTAGAAGAATAAGAATCATCATTTAGATTAATAGTTTCAGTAGATAATACATCATCCTTTAAATCGGAGCGTCCTGCTGAAAAGGGTTCTTTTATTCCCAATATAGAATAGTCCGATATTGTCCTAGTTCCATATAACAGACTTGTCGTTCTTTTTTTAGAATATGGTGAAAGGTCGCAATTAGAAAACAAAAACATTCTTTTGGTGCTTATATCGGGAATGTTCAAATACTCTTTAACTGTATATGGAACTAATTTTAAGTAATCGTCATTTGTTGGAGAAACATGCTCGGTATCAGTAGTTGCGAAAGTTGGGAAGAAAAGTGAAATATCAAAGACCCCATCGGGAAAAATAGTGCTATCAAAGAACCTAGAACCCGCACTCGCTTCTCCTCTACTTTCGATTGGTAAATTATTCAAGGGATAATTGCTGCTATGTGTAGTTATTTTATTTACAGGTTGTAAACCATCATCAAAAGAACTTTCATAATTATATCCCGCCCCTAGTCTATATCCGGAAGCATAGAACGGAATACTCGATTTCTGTTCGCTTGCCTTTGAGAATCTACTTGATAAGCCCAATAGCCCATGTTCTTTTGTCTTAATGTTTCCCTTTTCTAAGTTAAACAGCCTGTAAACAGAATCCCCGTATTTTCTAAAAGTAGTAGTTACTACACTTGTCGCAAAATTATCTAATTTTATATCGAAGTTTTTGGGAAGACCATCTTGACCAAAAGTTGAATGAACAAGCGA